AATAGTACGAATGGTATTGAACCACCAAGAGCATTGGTATCGTACAAACAAAGTAAAGATGGAGTCATGGCTCAGGTCGTTCCAGGGTATCACCATCTTAAAAATAAATATGACTTACTATGGGATCAAGAAAGTCCTGATGGTTATTTAAAAATTTGTGCGATATTACAAAAATACATTGATCAAGGTATTAGTGTAAATACTTCTTATAATCCTGAACATTTTGAGGATAATAAGATTCCAATGTCAACAATGATTACTGATCTTGTTACGGCATACAAATACGGTCTAAAACAGCTATATTATTTTAATACATATGATGGAGCTGGTGAAATGACCGATGGCGAAACACATCATCAATACGATGGTGAAGGTTATATTGCTGGTGTAGATGTTATACCAGAAGATGACGATTGCGACAGCTGTAAAATTTAAATGAAAAAAATACCTTTAAAGGGTGGTGATGAATATGACGCTCTTACAAAAGCGCGTAAGTTCTATCGATTTGCACCAGGTATTGTAAAAAAGATTAAAAGAAAATATAATAAACGATTTAGAAAGGAAGGAAAGCTGAATGTCAATATTGAAAAAGAGTAAAAAATCACACCTTAATAAAAATATGTTTTTGGATGAGTCAGTCGATATCCAAAGATTTGATGTAGTAAAATACCCACAGATAGAAAAAATAACAGAAAAACAACTTGGATTCTTTTGGAGACCCGAAGAGGTAGACATTTCAAAAGATAAAAAAGATTTTGATGGATTAACAGAGCATGAAAAACACATCTTCACATCGAACCTCAAACGTCAAATACTACTGGACTCTGTTCAAGGTCGGGCCCCGAACATTGCGTTCCTTCCTATTGCTTCGTTACCCGAAGTTGAAAACTGGATTGAAACTTGGTCATTCTTTGAAACTATACATTCTCGATCTTATACTCATATTATTCGGAATGTTTACCCTGACCCCTCTACTGTTTTTGACGGAATGCTTAATGTAAAAGAAATTTTAGAATGCGGTAATGATATTGCACAATATTACGACGATCTAATTAAAGATAATAATTCAGCCACAAATAAAATGGACCATAAGAGATCCTTATGGATGTGTATGATGAGTGCTAATGCACTAGAAGGTATTAGATTCTATGTATCATTCGCATGTTCATGGGCATTCGCAGAACTTAAAAAAATGGAAGGTAACGCGAAAATTATTAAGTTTATCGCAAGAGATGAGAATACACACCTTGCAGCAACTACTACTATGATTAAGAAAATGCTTCAAGAAGATAAAGATTTCGAAAAGATTTCCAAAGAAAAAGAAAGTGAAGTAGTTAAACTATTTACTAATGTTATCGAACAAGAAAAAGAGTGGGCTAGGTATTTATTTAAAGATGGTTCAATGATTGGTTTAAACGAAACAATTCTAAGTCAATATATAGAATGGATTGGTTGTAAAAGAATGAGAGCTCTGGGATTACCATGTCCATATACAGTATCAAAAATGAACCCATTACCATGGACTGAAAAATGGATTGGTGGAGGTAATGTACAAGTTGCTCCACAAGAAACAGAAATCAGTTCTTACGTAGTTGGTGGTGTTAAACAAGATATGGATGAAAACAAACTCGCAGGATTAAGTTTATAATGCCACAACAATTAGAATTTAATTTTGCAAAACCTAGAGATTGTACTCCTGAAGAACAAAAAGAGTGGATCGGGGGTGAACTTAAATATTGGGCTGATGTCCAAGGTAAATTAATTATTGGTATATCTATTCTACAAGTATCACTAGTAGGATTTATGCTAGGAACAATGTATATTATAGGAGAATTTTTGAAATGATAGAAATATATGGAAAAGAGCAATGTCCGTTCTGTGACATGGCAAAAGTATTATGTACACAAAAACAAGTAGAGTATAAGTATTTTCAATTAGGTAAAGACTTTACAAGAGAAGAAATGATTGAGAAATTTCCGACCGCTAGAACATTCCCACAAATTATTTTTATGGGAGAAAAGATTGGCGGATATAACGAATTAAAATCACAATTCGATTAAGGAGTAAAAATGTACGAGCCAACTCATTGGTATACACATAACTGTGAGTTTTGTTTTACACAAACAAAAATATATTTTGAAGAAGAAAGACCAGAAACTATTTTTTGTCCTCATTGTGGATCTGCAGTTGAACCTGTAGATGAGCTAGATTTTGATGAATAAATAGGTATATGGAATGGCATTACGAAGGCAAAAAATACGAACTGCCGGAAGATTACGATCACAAAGACGTCTATGGTTTCGTGTACTTAATAACGAACAGAGCAACAGGCAAGAAATATGTGGGGAAAAAATTCTTCTGGAGCAAGAAAACACTACCAATAACAAAGACAAGAAAACGTCGTAAACGCTTATTGGTTGAAAGTGATTGGAAGACCTATTACGGGTCAAATAAAAATCTACAAGAAGATGTAGAAAAAATGGGTGAAGACTTCTTTTATAGAGAAATCTTGCATCTATGTAAAACTAAGGGTGAATGTTCTTATATGGAAACTAAAGAACAATTTGAACGAGAAGTTTTATTGACAGACGATTATTATAATGGAATTATATCATGTAAAATTGGTGGTCAAACTGTGAAATATTTAAAGGAAAATTATGCTAGAAACAATTTGTGAAGTGATGAAACATTCCTATGATAGAGGAATGATTAGTACAAGAGATGGAAATGTATCTTTGCGTCATGCAGATAGAGATCATTTTTATGTCACTCCAAGTGGAGTTCGTAAACCTGTTATGCAATATGACATGTTTAAAAAATTAAGAGTAAAAGATGCTAGAGAAATGTATTTTACAGATATTGCATCAGGACTTAAACCAACCGGTGAATTACCTTTACACTGGGGATTACAAAAAAATATACCTACAGAAACACGGATTGTATTACATACACATCCTACACACATTGTAGCAGCTATGCATGCGGGAATTGAACTAAATAAATTAGTTGATTTATTTCCAGAATTAGGTAGATATAGTAAAGTAGCTTCTAACGTACCAGATGTTCCACCTATCTCAGAAGAATTAGCAAATCATTGTTTTGATAATCTTGGATTACAATCAGATGGATCAACATATTTTGATATGGTTGGAATTAAAGGTCATGGTATTGTAGCAATAGATGAAACACCGTGGCGTGCTTTTGAGCATGTAGAAAGATTAGAACATATCTGTGAAATGGTATTAAAGTCAGGAAATTATTAAAATAAACTGTTTACATTTACTAAAAAGTGTGGTATAATATATACATATGAACGATAATATAATCCGTTTTCCAATAGAAAGAAGAATGCAAGAAATTGCGGATCAAGAATTCGAAAGAGAAATGGATGAGACAATGAAAGACGAATACTTTTGTGATGATTGCACTGACACTTCACAATTGATATTGACTATTATTGAAGAAATTATTGCAGCAGATAGTTCACCTTTTGATGGAATGGATTTTAGAAATCCTGAGTTAATAGAATCAAAAGATGCATTTGTAATAGTAAATTTATTATGTTCTATGTTTATGAGATATGGAGGTATGAAACATTTTTTACAAGAATACCTTGATATTATTTTTTTGAAAATACAAGCGCAACAGGAATCAAATGATATTACTTGATTATAGTCAGATCGCACTATCAAACATCATAGTGCAAAAACTAAATGATGAAAATATGATTAGACATATGATACTCAATAGTATTCGTATGTACAATAAAAAGTATAGAGATGAATATGGCCAAATGGTTATCTGTGCTGATGGAATGAATACATGGAGAAAAGAATATTTCCCCTTATATAAAGCACATAGAAAAAAGAATAGAGATGAGTCTAGTCAAGATTGGCATGAAATATTCAGAATATTAAACCTAGTAAGAGAAGAAATAAGAGAAAATCTTCCTTATAAAGTTGTTCATTTGGAAGGGTGCGAGGCTGATGATGTCATAGGTACACTTACTTTACAAACACAAGAGTTTGGTCAACATGAACCTATTATGGTTATATCATCTGACAAAGACTTTATTCAATTACAAAAATTTAATAATGTAAAACAATTTTCACCTATTCAAAAGAAAATAGTTAGTGATCCTAACCCAAGATCTTATATGTTCGAACATATAATGAAAGGTGATAAGGGCGATGGAATACCTAACGTATTATCGCCAGATAATGCTATTGTTGATGAAATAAGACAATCACCAATGACAAAAAAGAAAATTGAATACTGGGCTGAAAATGCAGATAACCTTCAGGATGTAATGACAACTGAAGAATATAGAAACTATCAAAGAAACAAAACATTAATTGATTTGACTGCTATCCCACAGGATGTGCAAGATAAAATTATAAATAACTATAACGAACAAAAACCAGCGATGAAAATGCGAGTTTTGAATTATTTAATAAAGAAAAGATGTAATCATTTGATTGAAGTAGTGGAGGAATTTTATAATGGATAAACCATTAATATCAGATATATTAAAAAGTGTCAATAAATTAGGCACTAGAGATGAGAGGATTGCGTATTTACAAGAGCACGATTGTACTGCTCTAAAAGATATATTACGTATTGCTCTTGATGAATCAATAAAGTTGGACTTACCTGAAGGCACCCCGCCTTATAAAAAATACGATTTAGAAGCTGAACAGGCTGATGAATTCAGACCATTAAGATTTGAATATCCAAAGTTTGGTAACTTTGTAGAAGCTGTTACGCCTAAACTAAATAAATTTAAGAGAGAACAACTTTTTATTGAGATGTTAGAAAAATCACATCCGGATGAAGCAGAGCTTTTGTGTAATGCGAAAGACCAAAATCTTAGCTATAAGTACGTCACAAAGGCTATAGTGAAAGCTGCATTTCCGGGTTTAATCAAAAAGTAAGGAGGTAAACTAAACTTATATTATGATAGTACAATTAACAAAAGCTATGGAGAACATATATGAGTTTACAGCAATTGGAACGCCTAAAGAAAGACAAAAAAGAGGCACTTTACTATCAGAGAAAATTAATGAAAAAAGGAAAGAATGTGTTAGCATATAAAATGGAGAAAAAAATTGCTCACATTGATAGATACATTAATGATATGGTTGAAATTAGCCAAATAAATTAGTTTACAAATATTGAAAAATGTGGTATAATATATTATTATGAATTTGTTTATATTAAATGATGACCCTGTAATAGCTGCACAAGAACAGTGTGACAAACATGTAGTAAAAATGATTGTCGAATCTGCTCAAATGCTATCTACCGTACATAGAATGCTGGATGGAATCAAAGAGAAAAGGCCATCAAAATCAGGTAAAAGAATGGTAGATTATTACAGATTGAATGATGATCGAGAAGACATACTGTACAAGGCAGTTCACTTCAATCATCCTTGTACAGTATGGTCACGTGAGAGTTGTTGTAATTACAGTTGGCACTATGAGCACTTTGTTGCTTTATGTGATGAATATACCTATCGCTATGGAAAAGTTCATTCAACAGATTCTAAACTTAGAAATATTCTTCAATCACTACCAAAAAATATTAACAGAGCTGGAGGGATGACTCCTTTCAAACTTGCTATGAAATCAAATCCCGAATGTGTAGTACATGGATTGGGTGGAACCGATGCAGTATTATCATATCAAAATTTTTACCAAACTAAACAAGGTCGATTTAAAATGGAATGGACAAAAAGACAAATTCCGGAGTGGTTTAATGCCGTTGTATGAATTTAAAAATAAAGATACTGGTGAAGTAATCACCAAAATGCTAAAAATTTCTGAAAGAGAAGATTATTTAAAAGATAATCCAAATTTAGAATCAGTTATAAGTGCACCACAAATTGTTTCAGGTGATAGTGGTGGTGTGTTGAAAAAGGCTGGTGACGGTTGGAAAGAAGTACAAAATAGAATTAAATCAGGTTTACCACCAAGCTTAAAGGATAATATTAGAACAAAATGAATAAAAGACCTTCAAAACTTCGTTTAGAACACTTAAAACAATTAGAACCATTAACTAATACTCAAGAAGAAGTATTCGAATCTTTTAAAAAGGGTAATCATTTATGTTTAGATGGTTCAGCAGGAACAGGTAAAACATTTATTTCATTATATCTTGCATTAGAATCAGTTCTTAAAAAAGAATATAATAAAGTAATTATTGTAAGATCTGCTTTACCAACAAGAGATATGGGATTTCTTCCAGGAACATTAGAAGAAAAGGAAGAAGCTTATAAAACACCTTATAAAGCCGTTGTTAATGATTTATTTGATGATAACGAAGCTTGGAATAAATTATTACAGGCTAAACAAATAGAATTTTTAACTACATCCTTTATAAGAGGACTAACAATTAAAGATGCAATTGTTATTGTTGATGAATCTCAAAATTGTAATTACCATGAATTATGTTCTATAATTACTAGATTAGGAGATAATTGTAAATTTATAATGTGTGGTGATTATTACCAATCAGATTTTACAAGAAACGGCGATAAAAATGGTATCAAAGAATTTATGACAATTATTGATCATATGAAATATTTCGAACACATTGAATTTGGTTGGGAAGATATCGTAAGAAGTGATTTTGTAAGAGATTTCATAATGACAAAGGAATTATATGAACATGGGAAACTTTAAACATGAACCAATTGATCTCGGTTATACTGACTTGGTGGCAACAACTACTGACACTGGTAGAACATATGCCTGTCCTGATAATCGTAATTATCCTTCTATTACAACAGTTTTATCAATCCTAAGTGAAGATGCCATTCGCGAATGGCGTGCTAGAGTTGGTGAAGAAGAAGCAAATAAAATATCAAAACGTGCTTCAACTCGTGGTACTGCGGTCCACGCTGTTTTGGAAAGATATGTAGACAATGAAAATGATTACTTTCAAGATGCTAATCTTATTGTTAAATCAAACTTCATGGAAGTAAAAGATATTATAGATAATAATCTAACAACAGTTTATGCACAAGAAGCTC